AGGATCGCCTGTCTTCACCCCTTGCGCGTCCTTGCGCATCACCAGGATGTATTCAGGCATCCCCGGGGCGCACACCCTTGAGTTTTCGCCGATGTTCTTGTACAGCAGTCGTTCGGGGTTGGACTTGCTGCGCTCGCGAACCGGGCACCGCCAGATAGTGGTTCGCGACCTGAGCACGAAACCGGCCTTCTGGTAATTGGCCAGGGCGGCATCACTGAAAGGATACAGACCGCTTTCGCCGGTCTCGCTAGAGTTGGCGTAAAAAACAGTGTCCTTGACGTGATCGCAGATCACGGTGCCAGGCTTCATGACGCGGAACAGCTCCCGCGCCATGTAGGCGTGATGTTCTAGGAACTCATCATGAGAGGCGGAGTTCCCCATGTCGCGCTCTGAATCTGAGTAGATGTAGAGCGAGGAGAAAGGCGAGCTAAAGACCGAAGCGTCGATTGAGCCATCGGGCAGGCCCGCCAGGATCTCGACGCAATCTGCGTTGTAGATCGCCCAGCCGTGGCCTTCGCGGAATGGTTTCATGCGTGCTGAAGGAATCGTGGGAGCGTGATTTGGGGAGTGCCGTGGTAAGCGCGGCGAAGCGTGGCTTCGGATTGCGCCTGATTCATGGCCCTGGCCATGGCCTGCTTCATGCGCAGGTGGTCGGCTTGCTTGCGCTGGACGTTGGCCCAGATCGATGATTCCGTGTCGCTGATCACGACGTGGCAGTCAACGGGCTGTGTCTGCCCAAACCGCCAGGCCCGGCGAACGGCCTGGTAGTGCTGTTCGTAGCTGTGGCTGACGCTGGCGAATACAACGGTGCTCGCGTGCTGCCAGTTCAGACCCAATCCGGCCAGCTTCGGTTTTGACACGATCACCCGACGCTGGCCGAAGGTGAAGGCGTCAAGGGCTTCGATCTTGGCCTCTGGCGCCATCGATCCATGAACCTCGATCGCATCAGGGATGGCGCGAGCAAGGTCTGAGGATTCGTCGTTTGTCTCACACCAGACGATGACAGCACCTGTGGCCGTGTTGGCGATCTCGGCTGCCGCCGCGACTCGTTCCGCCAGGGTGAGCCGCTTTTCCCGGTGAATCGTGGTGGCGGACCCATCGGGAATACGAAACAGCATCCCATCGGGCACGTCGGCGGTGATGTCTGTTGAGACGGTATGCAGGTGATAGTGAAGGGGCGGCAACACGAATCCGGCATCGTCGCCGCCCAGGTCGGATGGGAGGGTGGCGGCGCGAGACCATGACGCCACCCACCTCCAGAAGTCGGCCCGAGCGTGGCCCTTGAGTCGGTAGCCGCCCATGGTGGACTGATCAGAGATGAACCACCGGGAAAGCATCTCCGGGCCTGGCATGACGCCAAGGAACTCGGAATGCTGGCCGATCTCCATGTGATCGTTAGGCGCAGGCGTAGCAGTGGCCGCCAGCCGGTAGGGCGTGCCGTCGAACGCCTCGCACAGCATCCGCTTAGTGGGCCCAGTGAAGCTCTTCAAGATGCTGGACTCATCAAGCACCACACCACCGAATTGGGTGGTATCGAGCTTGGGGAGTCGTTCATAGTTGGCGATGTTGACGCCGGGCCATACGTCGCAGTCTTCACGGATGACGCGGGCCTCAACGCCAGCCGCTTCGCACTCGCGCTGCAGTTGGCGGGCGACCGCGAGAGGGGTGAGGATCAGCGAGGGCTTACCGGATGCGATCCGGAACTCTTCGGCCGCGCAGGCCTCGATGCGGGACTTGCCTAGTCCGGTGTCAAGGAAAGCAGCAGATCGGCCTTTCTCGCACGCGAATTGGAGGGCGGTCTGCTGATGGGGGAACAGATCCCATGATCCGGCGGGCGCGAAACCGCGAGATGCGGCGGCGGTGCCTTTGGATGCGATGAATGCGCGATAGGTAGTCAGGGTGGTAGCGCTCATCCCACCCTCCCCTTCGGCGCCGCCGATCGCCGAAGGTGCTCGATGCAATCCGGCAAGTCATCGCCGCTGACGCCTTCCCGGTGCATGCTCTCCAGCCCAGCAGCAAGCACCAGGCAGTTTTCCGGAGATCCGCCTTCGCCGATGGCACGCATGCACTCACGGTGCATCGCATGGCAGGCGTTATGGCACGCGGTTTCGATCAGGTCTTGATCAGGCATTGCCAGCCTCCCGTTTCTTGATAGAGACGCGGATTGAGCCAATGCCAAAGTCAAATATCCAGTCGCGCAGGGACTGCGAGACCGTGATGCCGAGCTGGAATGCCCAGCCGCCGCCGAAGCGACCTACGCCCTTCACGACGAAGGGATTCCACCCGTATCTCTGGTCCTTGGTTCCGTCTGCTGCGGACGACCAGTGGTCGGCAACTTGCTGCCATGGCCAACCGCTAGCGGTGATTTTGATTCGACTGGTTGAAGGATTTGATGTCATGGTTGCAAATGGTGGATTTACCAGCAGCACGCCCGTGCCGGCCGCTGGCTCGTACGTTGTCGGTGGGTACCAGGGACAGTTCATGGCGTGGGATCCTCGACTGGTGGCTTCATGCCTTTGATTCGGCCGTGGTCGCCCTGAGCGCGTTCAAGCTGGAGCCGGGCGGCGGCTAGTTTGCGCTCAGCCTTGGCCAGTAGCGCGGCGTGGGCATCGGCCCAGGTGTCGTGGTAGCTGCACCAATCGGATAATCGAGACTCGCGGCGACCTTTGCGCTCGACAGGCCAGACGCAACCGGCTGTGACCTTGGTGCATTGGACGGGTTTGATCTCGTCCCATCGAAGGCGCCACATTGTGATCGGTTCAGTCATGACGCAACCTCCAACAGATCAAGCTGGCCATTCCCCGCTTCGATTTGCGCTACGCACAGCGCTTCCAGGCGTTCGGGATCCAATAACTCTCGGAACTCATCTAACGCTCGGAACTCATCGGGCTCCATTACATCTCCATCGGCAATAAGCCAAAGGTCTTTATCCTTTGTCTTCGCTAGCACTGCCTCGTCCAGGGGTGTGAACTTGACAGAAGACGAAGGGCGGTCGGCCTCCGCATCATCAATGCTTACTTCTACCTCACGCTCTGCCCATCGCTTAGCAGTCGCCTCGTCTGGCGCGAACACCAGCGCTTCGGCCTCAGTGCTCCATTCCTGGGTTACGACGACCCGGTACAGATTCATCGTCATGACGCAACCTCCGCAAGCTCCGACGTCGAGCCGTAAGTCCACCGCCAACCTGGGTTGGCAGCAATGAACTGATGCACATGATTGATGCCGTGTTCCGACACCACACCCACCAATGGACCGGGGCAACGGTCGGCGATCATCGTCATCCCAAACACCACAGCTTCACCTTCGACCGGGCAAAATGCAACCGTCGGTAGGTTCGTGATGTCCAGCACCCATTCGTCCCACTTGCTCATGATTTGACCGGCCTGATTACAATGATTCGTGCGCTTGGATGCAGTTGAAGGTGAAGCCATCGAGCGTGATAAGCAGAATTAGCGGTGTAGCCATAGTCTTGTGTTCGGTACTCATCTATTCGTACGGTCACCAACCACCTGCTGATGATCACGGTTGAACCATCCCAGTGCCGCTGCATCGAGAGCAAGTGCGGTAGCGAGGGCCATCGGCTTTGCTCCACCCGCCCCAGGCCTGGCCGGTTCCTTTGCAGTCCCAGCACTTGCCGGTTTCCGCTTCGTAAGCAATGGCCTTGGCCTGCAGCTCAGCACGGGTGACGATCACCTTTCGCCCAGGCCCCTTATATCTGGGTTGGCCTTTGCGCTTTCCTGAGCGATAAACACCATCAGGAACATCGCCGGTAACAATTGAATCTTCATCGCAAGGCTCCCAGCTGTAAGCCTTCCAGCCCTCAATGCCGACCTTGGCCTCGGCTGCTTCCTTGATATCACGAATGGTGAAGTTGTGTGTCATGCCGCCACCTCCAGCCTCTCCAGCGCGGGCAGCGTGCCGGTCGTGACCAGTTGGCGGAATGCAGCAGATTGGGCGGCCCTGGCGGCTTCTGCGGCGGCGGCGGCTTCTTCTTCGGCGGCGGCCCTGCCGGCGATGGTGGCGGCCCTGGCGGCGGCCCTGCCGGCGGCGGCGGCGGCCAAGGCGGCGGTGGTGACGGAGGCGGCCAAGGCGGCGAAGGCGGCCAAGGCGGCGGGGGTGGCGAAGGCGGCCAAGGCGGCGAAGGCGGCCAAGGCGGCGGGGGTGGCGAAGGCGGCCAAGGCGGCGAAGGCTTCGGCCAATTCTTGATCCGTTGCTTCGCCGTTCGCGTGCCGTTCGGCAACATCCAACGCCTCAATGCTCTTCTGATCAGTCATTAGGTGCTGCACCTCCCGTGCGCACCAGACGGCAAAACGCCGCCACAGGTCCGCGTG